TCCGTCTCGGAGCGAACGTCCAGCGTCACGATAGAGGATGACGGATCAAACGACCGGCGCATGACGACGAACTTCTGGGCGCTCAGGCCGAGTTCCGGTTCAGTGACCGTGAACGCATCCCCGGCGCGAAGGCCGAGAAGGTAGGGCTTGCAAGGGATTGAGGCTTTCAGGGTCTCGCGCGTGTTGGCCAGCCCATACCCCGCCAGTTCCGCGCCCTGTTTGGCAACGCCGACGAAGCGGTAGGAGGTCTCGATGACCCGCTTCTCTTCCGCGTCCTCGGTGACGTAGGTTGCCGAGGTCACCGCGCCGAGCGCGACCTCCTCGAACTTGTGCGCCTCCAGCCTGACACGCGGGATCACCGTGTTCGGGCGGTCCCGGCGAGAGGCCATGACGTTTAGCGAAACCGACCCGACGATGTCCGCGCCGGTCACCGTCATCAGCGACGTGCGGGGAGCCTCGACCATACAGCTGATCTGGGCACCTTGGCTGATCGGCACACCACCCCCGGCCTGAAGCATGGCGGCAAGCGTCTGCCACTTGTCATCCGCCGTCGTCCACTCGCCCGAGATCGTCCAGGAGTTCGCGTCCGCGACGTTGGCACCCTCAACGAAGGCGGCGAAGTCGATGGCCGCGTCTGGTGCCCCGACGCCCGCAAGGCGCTTCGTCAGGTCAATGGTGCCGCCCGCGACCAGCTTGTGGTGACCCCGGACCCATGCGAGGGCGTGAAGATAGGGGTTCGCGCTATAGGTCCACGTCGTCCAGTCCGTCCGGCGCTGCGAACCCGATCCGCCGGGATAGGTCGAGTCGAGCCGGGGGTCGTAAACCTTCATCCCGAGCAGGGTCCACAGCGGGGCTGGGACGCCGCTTTGGTAGCCCTCCCGCTTGGAGTTGTTCTTCATCGTCCAGAAGGTTTGTGCGAAGCCCGGCAGGGTATGTGCCGAGGTCCACTCGCTCATGGTCGGGGTGCCATCCGACAGGCCGGTCGGCGGGCCTAGATAGGCGTCGGTCGGCAAGCCCAGCCGATAGGTCTGCCACATCTTGTTGATATAGGGCTCGGTCGCCGCAGCCAGACCTTGAGCGCCGGGGAAGGTGACTGCCTCGCCGCTGGCCGTGAAGCCCTCGACCGACTCAATCGGGCCGAGCGAGAGGGCGACCGCGAACGACAGAAAGAGGTTGTCCTTCCCCCAGACGTTCGCATGAAGTTGGCGGCCACCGACACCAAACCGGCCCATCACGCCAGAGATCGGGGCAGACGGATCAGCCTTGAACGCTATCGGAGAACCGCCCCGGCCAATGCTCGGGGTCATCAGGGCGGTCGTCGCAGCGGAGAGGGCCAGTTGGCTAACCGCGCTCACCACCGTGCCGGCAGCGACCCAACTCATCCCGGTGACCGATGCAAGATAGAACGAAGCCGAGGCAGAGATAGCGGCGGCGGTCGTTCCGACCCAAGTGACCGCCGTTCCTACTGCTGCCAGAACCATCGCCATTAGATGGACCTCCACGCGGTGCCGTATTCGACCGGCTGGAACACGGCACACACGCCCGCCGTTTCCCAGAAGCCCAGCACCCGGCCATTGCCCACCGCGACGGCCAGCGCCACGTCATCAGATCCGACAGCCTTCAGGGTCATAATGTCGCCCGGCAGGCACATGGCCGGGGCAATGCGGGGCAAGCCCAAGGCGTCCACCGCCTCGGTGATGCTGGCGAAGCCCAAGTCCTTCAGAACCTTGGCCGCGCCGATCTCGGTCTTGTAAGGCCCGATCTTCAGCAGCGAGAACTTCACGCCGAGTTGTTTCAGACAGAAGACCGTCATGCGGACGCAGTCGTTTTTGCCCAGCGCGAGGGGCCTGCCCTGAAAGCGGTCGATCGTGGCCTGGGCGGCTTGCTGGCGCAGGATTAGAGGGTTCATCAGAACGACACTCCGCCGCCGCCGCCAAAGCCACCGCCGAAACCGCCCCCGCCGAAACCCCCGCCGACGACGGGCGAACCGCCCCGCACGACCGAGCCGCCGTTCAGGTCCGCGACGACCGCAGGCCGCGGCGCGTCATAGCCCCAAGGCAATTCACGCTGGACGGCGATGACAAACGAGGCCCCAAGCGCCCCGGTGTAGAGCGACTGGATGAAAGCGTTGTTCAGCCGGTGGCCTTCATTGATGGCGAATAGCCGCTCCCAGGCCGAGGCCACGTTGAAACTGATCACCGTGCGGTTCGTGCTGACCTCAACGTCGGCGGTGTCCAGTTCCCCGACGAACAGCGCCTCGGGGGTTCCAAGCAGCAGGCCCGTTGCCGGGTCCACGGCACCAAACCAGATTGAAACCGGCGAGCCTTGATTAGACGGCGTCGTCAGTTGCGACAGGGCCGACAGAGATGCGGGAAGGAACGTCAGGCGCATCGCCGGGGCTTCCGTGCCGACCTGCTCCCCGATGGCCTCAAGGCTGTCCAGCACCCCGAAGGTCGCGTCCTCGCCGGTATAGGTCTCGGCGTTGAAGGTCAGGGTGCCGGCCCCGTCCAGAACCCGGATGGTCCCGCCGGGCAGAACGATCTTGACCAGATGAACGACAAGGGGCGCGGTCCCGCGAAGCGCCGTGTCTAGCGTTCCGTCGAGGGCCATTTACTGCGCCTCGGTGATCGTGAACGACAGGCCGACATGGCGGGCGGTGTCCACCGTCCACGCGGTCTGGTCGCCTGACAGGAAGCCTTCGATCTTCGGCGTCGTGAAGTCGGCGGCCGAGTTGTTCGCGGGCGAGGCGCGGATCATGGGATTGATCGCCAGATCAGCCATCACGTCGGCGCTGGCCATCTTCTCGGTCGCGACCTGATAGAGATACAGGCGGCTCGACACGGTGATGTTGAACCATTGGCCGACCGTCGCGACGTAGGACGGCGAGAACCCGTCAAGGTCGATGGTCGATCCCAGCTGGCTGGCCCCGTTGACCAGCGGCGAGCCGGGAACGCCGGTCGAGAAACCGGGCTGCGGCACCGCCAGAATCACCGTGTCGGCTTCGGCCGAGGTCAGGGCCGCGACCCAGACCATCGCATCCGAATACGTCATCGGCGGCAAGTCAAAGTCGATTGACCACCGCGAACCGATGCGCCGCACCCGGCTCGTCGGCCCGTTGAAGGTCGGCTCCAGATCACGGCGGCGGCTAACCAGCCGGGCGGTGATGTTGCGAGGCCCGGGAGTGGCTGGCAGGGTAATGGCCATCAGACGAACCTCTGCCGGGAACGACGCTGTGCCGTGGCCATATCCGACCGCGTGGCACCGTAGGCCGTCGCGGCAGCCTGGACCGCCATTGGTGCGGCGACACGCTCGACCTGAACGTCAAAATAGGGGGAGGGGTTGACGTGAACGACCATCCCGCCGCCCGCGTCCTGCCCCGGCCGGCGGATGTCAACCATCTCGCCCGGCGTGGCGCGGAACTGCATCAGCTGGCTATCGGCACCGCCCGAGCCGCCGACCTTGAAAGAGCCGCCGGTCTTGAAGCCTGGGATTTTCATGGCTCCGAGAATGGTGCCCCAGAAACCACCGCCGCCACCTTGAGCGCTGCCGCCCATCGCGCTGAACAAGGTCCGGCCCAGATCGCGCAGGGCGTTGTCCATCACATCGCGCAACAGGTCTTTGAACAGGCCCTTGATGTCGCCATCCAGAACCCGGCCCATGCCTTGCGCGAACGTGTCCGCGAAGGCGTTGGCGGCATCGTCGAAAGCATCTTGCGACGCCTTGATGCCTTCTCGCATCATCGTCGCAATGTCGCGCCCGTCAGCCATCGCGCCAAGCGGAGCAATCGGCTCCCCGGTTTCCAGCCCTTGAGCCGCAACGCCGCCGCGCGCTTGTTCGTATTCAGTTCGGGAGATCAGTCCTTCAGCCAGGCCCTTGTCGAGGATGGCCATGTCGCGGGCCAGTTGACGGGTCGCCCGTTCGCTATCGGTCAGCAGGCTTTCAAAGATGCCAGCGACATCATTGCGCAGCGTCTCGAAAGCCTCGCGGGTGGCATCGGTTGCATTGCGCGCGGGGTTGACCATCCCGGCGTCCAGCTTGCCCATCCAGTGGGCAATCCCCTCGACCATGTCGGGGACATAGGAGTTGCCGACGACGGCATCATAGAGCCGGAAAAACGCATCGCTGACGAACTTAACCTTGTCGATCACGCCCTTCAGCACATCGAACAGCTTGCCGGTCAGCCACCGCGCGACACCGTCCACCATCTTCTGGATGAAGGCGGGAACCTCGGTCGATAGAAACCGGAAAC